ATTATTATGTATATAAATAATAATATAGGAAAAAATATTAATGCCAACAACAAAATATATTTGGATAGGAAATTTAACGTATGTTCCGGGTGAACAGCTGACTCCTGCTCAAATGGCCATCTTGGCGTCGGCATCAGCAAATGAATTACAAAATTATCCATCTGTTGTATTACAACAATTTTTTGATCAAGGTGGACAACATCTAACAATAGATAGTTCTCCGACAACAGTTAATCCAACGACAGATCCTGCTGCAATGCCGGCAGAAAACTCAACTAGTGGCGGGGCTTACATTGCATATAGAAGTCCTAAATCTGTCAATGCTCAAATAGCAGGATTAGATCCAGTATATATAGCACCGCCACCTGATACTGAAAATGCTCGTTTGCTAGCTCGATACCCAGCTCCGGTTGACACTTCAGCTGATCCAGCTGCAACTGATGCGCGGTTGCTTGCATCACAAGCCAGTACAGTTGCCGCAAATCAAATTAATACCAATAGAGATGTTACTTTAGATGATCCTGAAGCGGCTCGATTACTTGCTTCATCGGCTAGTACAGTTTCGGCCAATCAACTTGCTTTAAATAATGACAGTAGCCCACTTGCGTCTAGTGTTGCAGCACAAACTAGAAATGCACAATCACAAGTACCAGTAGCAACCAACCTAGGATCAGCTGCTAGTAATGGGGACTGGCGTGTTAGATTGAGTTTAGCTCAAGGTGCTGATTATTTGTATAAAGCACCTAGTGATACAGTAGGTATATTACAACCTTTAATAGCAACCAACGGAGTTGTATTTCCGTATACTCCGAAAATAGATATGAGTTATAAGTCTAATTATCAAAATTATGATTTAACGCACTCTAACTTTCGAGGTTATTTTTACCAAAATAGTCAAGTAAGTGATATTAATATCTCTGCACATTTTACTGCACAAAATACCTTTGAAGCAAATTATTTACTGGCAGTAATACATTTTTTCCGTTCAGTTTCAAAGATGTTTTATGGTAAAGATGCACAACGAGGCACCCCGCCTCCATTATTATTTTTGTCAGGTCTAGGGCAATATCAATTTAATAATCATCCCTGTTTATTATCTGAATTTACATACAATTTACCAGATGAAGTAGATTATCTACGTGCAGGCGTTGCTAATCAGTCTAACCTTAATTTGATAAATCAAAACTCTGTTAAACAATCGGTACCTACTAATAACGTATTTGCGTCGATACAACGGTTAACTAATGCATTTACTACCAAAGGGGCGTTGCCAAATACTCCGTTTGGTTCACCTAATGTGCCAAATTTAGCATCTGGGTCTGCTACATACGTGCCAACTAAAATGGATATTAATATTAGATTGCACCCAATCAATACACGTCAGCAAGTGAGCACGCAATTTAGTTTACAAAATTATGCCAATGGTAATGGTCTCAAAGGAGGATTTTGGTAATGGCTGCTACATACAATCAGACTAGTCCATATTTTTCAACCAAATATAGTCAATATTTTCTAGATGTAATGGTTAATCGTCCTATCCCAAAATTAACGGACGATCAATATTTCACAATAAATTCGACATATCAATATAGACCAGATTTACTAGCCTACGATTTATACGATAACAGTAATTTATGGTGGGTATTTTATCAACGTAATCCTAATACGTTAACTGCCCCACCATTGGATTTTAAATCGGGAACACAAATTTATTTGCCAAAAATCAGCACATTAAAATCTGCATTGGGAATCTAACGTGTCAACGACTAACAATAATACCACAGTTACCTTAGCACAAAGTCAAAGTACTACATCTGGGCCATCAACTGGGGCAATGCCTTATATTGCTCCCACTTCGGTTAAAACAGTAAACGGTGTAACTACTACTACATATGATTTTAGAACCATCGGTACAGATGCTAAGGGTGCAGCATATGATCAGGCAATTGCACAAGGAAAAACAAGTCAACAAGCTGAAAATATTGCATCGACGGCTGGATTGAACGCACAAACTGCGGCTTTAACTGGGGTAGGTAATACACCTGATACTCCTGCAACTGGTATAGTTGGCAATGGACCAACTGCATCTAATTCTACAGGTGCAGGATCTGCAAATGATGATAATAGCAACAGTGTCAATACAACGTCAGGCACAAATGCTGCTATCAATGCAAGTACGCAACCAGCTGGATTGATAACTCCGAGATCTAATTTACTAGATAATTATGCTAGCTATACGTATAACATTGGGTGGTATTTACTCACGCCAGCACAGGCAGCAACTGCATATACAAATTCTAAATTAGACATTAGTCAATGGTCCTTACTGGTTCAAAGCGGCGGTGCAAGCCAAGAAAAAAGTAATTCCTCACAGGGAACATCGACGATTCCTATGCCTAATCGAAATAATTATTTTACTCTTGACTATTATTTGGACGATTTAGAAATAGAAACTCAGTTAGCCGGTAAAGCGCCTGGGACTAATACATCTATTACATTTAAAGTTTTTGAACCTAATGGATTAACGCTATTACCCAACCTTAATAATGCGGTAAGAACTTTTTACCAGGATACCGATGCTGCACCTAATAGTGCTCATTATTGTCTAGTTATAAAATTTTATGGATGGGATATTAATGGTAATTTAATAACTGATCCTACGAAAAATAACGGAACTCCTGGTGCAGCTCCAAATAACACAAATTCAATAATTACAAGATACTATCCATTTGTAATGACATTTTTTCATTACAAAGTAGCTAATAAATTAGTTGAATATCAAATTACAGGGACACCTGCTCCATTTCAGTATGCAACATCGACAGCAACAGGAAGTCTTCCATATAATATAGAAATTTCTGGGCAAACTGTAAAACAAATATTATCAGGTAATGGTACTATTAATATTTTACCTTTGGATAAAAATGGACAACCTGTTGGATCGGGTAGAGAATCACAGGGCTCTGCATCCCCAAATCAAACGAATGGGTCTGCACAAAAATTTCCAGATCCAATCGGTTCTGAAAATGCAGGAGGTGCAAATAATCTTAATCCCAATACTACAGCTGGGTCATTCTTAGGGCTCGCTCCTGTGCAAGTAGGTCCTGCTGAGTTTGGGGGTACATAATTATGCCAGGAATATCAAGCGCACAAATAGCGGCACAAAAAGCAGCCGCAGCCGAAGGGGCAGTGCCTGCGGGTAGGGGTGGTGGATTGCCTAATCCCGACTATAATTTAGCGTCGACTAATCGTACGGCTGCTATTGTAGGAAATCGTGGACGCGGGGCACAAGGCTCAGCGGTAATTACTAATTTTGAACAAGGAAGTCGTAGCGAGGCAGCGAGACTAGAAGCTAGATATCCAATCAACACTACGTTGCAGTATTCAAGTCCAGAAAAAGCCAGTGCAGCCCCACAAGGTAGCACTATGTATTCTTATGTTGGGCTCGCTGATGCAATGAATTCATATGAGGAAAGTTTAGTCACTGCTGGAGTAATCGATTACCCTAACAAATATGCCATAGAATTTGTTTCATCAAAAATAGCATCATCGAGTATAGATTTGAAAGGACCAACTGCCTATGCACAAACATCGTCAGCTCAAACATTGACTGCCAAATTAAAACTTTTATCTGAATCTAATACTGTAGATATGAAAGGTAAAAATATTTCAATAGTGCAAGGTACACAAATTATACAATGTATAGAAATGATTGTGAGAAACAGTACATTCATAACTGATCAGTTGATTGCCACTCAAAATCAGCTGGATCCATCTGCTAAGGCCATGCCTAACACGTCTGTTAGCGATGCAAATACCACTAAATGGTTCAATATTGTAGTTAACGCGGTTCCATATGGAGATAAAATAGACACTAAACGTCACGATTACCCTTATCAAATAACTTATATTGTAACAGAATATGCTATTAATGAAATGGAAAGTCAATTTTTCCCTAACGCACAATTTCGTGGCGTGCATAAATTATATGATTATTGGTTTACTGGGCAAAATACACAGGTTTTAAGCTACGAGCAATCATATAACAATCAATATATAAATGTATTGAGTCAACGTGAACAATATCAAGGTAAACAGGGAGTAAATGATGAATTAGCCGCAAAAGTATCCGGATGGTACTTTGGTCCTAATAAAAATGTCCCAGGTCAAACAGCAAGAAGTACACAAGGTTCGCCTAATGATGCTAACTTTCCTACTGCTACTGGTGCCGATTATTTGTATAGTTTTGCAGATCAAAGAGAAGTTACATTAAAAATTCTAGGAGATCCGGCTTGGTTAGTTCAAGGAGAAACTAAAGGAATAACTTCAGCTGATATCGGATTCAATGGATTTTATCAAGATGGATCAGTTTGTATAGAAACACAGCAGGTAGTATTTGCTGTAAATTTTAATGCTCCTGCAGATTATGACAATGGAGATAGCGGACCTTATAGCGGCACTGGCTTGATAAATGTCAATGGGTCATCGGCGGTAAAAAATAATAATTTATCATCTACTCCTACTCAAGCCAGTGCCGCATACACTGCTATTTCTGTAAAAAGTACATTTAATAAAGGAAGATTTGAACAAGAATTAAAAGGTAATGCTCTTAAAAATTTAAATATAAATCAATTGAGCGCAGTAGTAGGAAGAGAAGCTAACAATAATACAATTTTAGGTAATAGGGGTGATGGTATATTAAATCCCAATGGCACTAATGCAGATACTGCTGTACCAAGTGGAGTTAGAACTGGAATTGGAAATATGAATAGTTTAGCATTGGCAACCGGTGATCCAGCTCATGGCATAGCTACACAGGCACAGATGGACGTAATGGCACAGGTTAAGTCATTTGAATCTGCATTACCTACAATACCAACACAAACTACTGCTGCGGTGGGCGCTCTATTACGCCCAATAGCTCCAGCGTCTCCTCCATCCTCTAATGGTAGTGATGTTGGGTCAGCAGCTCCGGCTGAAAGCGCACCTTTATATTCAAGACCAGTAACCCCAGGATCATTAAGAGCGAACCGTACTCTTTTACCTAGCGTAAATAACACAACAAGTAATAGCGCACAAATAATAGCAGCAGGAGATGATGCCAATGGCAACTAATGTACCAAGAATTACAGGTAGATCTGAAGGTTATAGACCTGACCGCGGAAATATGCCGGTCGAATTTGGTCCTTATATCGGCGAAGTAGTTAATAATGTTGATTCTACCCGTGGAGGTAGACTACAAGTTTATATCGAACAATTTTCTGGCGGTGATAAAACCAATAAAACATTGTGGAGAACTGTTTCTCCTTTACAACCATCAGGGGGTGCTACTCCAAAAACAAGTACATCAGCTGGGCCAGGCACATATGGTTCTACAAATAATCAACAAAGTTATGGTGCAGCAATAACATCTCCTGACATAGGTACTAAGGTATTATGTCTATTTGTTGCCGGAGATCCTAATGGAGGTTACTGGATAGGTATTGTGCCTACTCAAGGTACAAATCATATGGTACCAGCCCTAGGAGCAGCGACACAATTTGTTGCACAAAATACAAATCAGTCTACATATTTTGCCAATAGTCCGCAATTACCAGTAACTGAAATTAATAATGCAGATCAAAATACTGAAATAACTGAAAGTTCTAAGTTTTTCGATAAATCAAAACCGGTACATAGTTATGCTGCTTCTACATTATTTCAACAGGGTATAGTTAATGATCCTATTCGCGGGCCAATAACATCGTCGAGTCAACGCGAAAGTCCAAGCACAACTGTTGGGTTTAGTACTCCTGGTCGCCCTATATATCAAGGTGGATTACAAGATTCAACTATTCAACAACAAGTTTCTTCGGGTTCTGTTCCCCCAGATGCTGCTAATATTGTTGGACGTAGAGGAGGTCATACTTTTGTTATGGATGACGGCGATGTAAGCGGAAAAAATTCAGTGGTACGTATACGTACTGCCAAAGGCCATCAGATTACAATGAGCGATGACGGTAATTGTTTTTATATTGCACATGCCAGTGGGCAAGTATGGTTAGAATTTGGGCAAGAAGGCACGTTAGATGTTTATTCTACAAATTCTATTAATTTACGTACAGAAGGTACATTAAATTTACATGCTGATAAAGATTTCAATGTATTTGCAGGCGGAAACATTAATATGAAAAGTAATGTATCAACCACTATGCAGAGTGAAGGATCATTTACTTGTGCAAATAAAGGATTAATGTCTTTGTTCAGTCAAATAGCAATCGGCGTTAAAAGTAGTGGAGCGTTGGCATTCGATAGTAAAATAGGTTCCTGGAACGGAGGCGGATCATTAATATTGCAAGCAGGAGGAATAGATTTTAATCCTGGGTTTGCGCTGCCTGTTCCTATACCATCGGGATTGGTAGAATACACAATGCCTGATAGCAGTTTTGATTCATCAACTGGATGGACTGTATCATCTACAGGCATAAAAAGCATTGTTACAAGAGCACCATCGCATGAACCGTGGCCTTATCACAATCAAGGAGTACAAGTTAACGTTAATTTAAGTAATGGATCTAACTCAAGTCCTCCTGGTGCCCCAACTGTTCCTGATGGCGTTTCCATAACTAAAACAAATGCTGGACCATAAACATGGCAATCTTTAACTATACTTTACCATCTGGGGCACAGTTTCAATTAACTGCGCCTACTGGAACAACACAAACGCAAGCAGATAATATTTTTTATTCTCAAGTTGCCGCAGGAACTTTTGTTGGATATAATAAAGGTGATACGTTAACACATCCTATGCAGGCATTGACTAATTTTGGAATTACAAGATTACAACGAGGAACCGCTGGAGTCGATGATAAAACACTATTGGCAATTATATCAGGATTGCCTATCGTAGCACCGCTCCCAGCATTAGCTGTAGTTCCAGTACAAAATCCAATAGATCAAACTAGTTATATTCAAGTTACTAATACTCCTACTGGTGCAGTAAATTTATCATTGAAAGCCGGGCAGTTATCGTCTCAACAAACTCAAGCTCTTATGGCTCAAATGACTTCATTAACAAACAATACGCCTACTACATTTTCTCAAGAAAAAGGCATTGGTATGTATGGATTTAATTGCGCACAACTTGAACAAGCAGGATTAATTAAACCTGGTATGAGTCAACTATATTGTCCAATTAATGAAAATACCGGGGAAAATCCCACGAATTTTGTTTCGTTCATGAACTCCCCTACTCCTTGGACAGGATTATATGGAGTTACCAGTGTTAATGACATTTTAAATGATCAAGGATTACAAAATCAAATTCAAGAACAATTGTTACAGCAAAGTTATGATCAATTGGTTTCTACCGGAATAATTGTACCACCTACCCCGGCAGTAACCACTCCAAGTGTTAGTACTGGACAAATATATAGTACAAATGGTACGTTAGTATCTACATCAATTTTAGCTTTACTTGCAACTGGGCCAAATGATGCAACTGCTCTGCAAACTACTTTTTTAAACACCTTAGGTACTAGCGGAAGTACTACTAATAGTTTGTTTTCGGGGTTAACCCCAACTTCGATAGGTGCTATACCTTCTTCGATACAAAATCTTGGGTCTACAGCAATTGCATCTTACACATCAGGACTGTCATCTCTATCTTCCGGTGCTGTTGGATTTACTTCATCTGGAATAAATTCAAGTATATCTCAAATTTCAGGATTAGCAACTGGGCTAACAGGAGGATCTATATCCAGTCTAACATCTAGTATAGCTTCTTCTGTTAATGGAGATGTTGGTGCGTTGATGGCAGTAGGAAGCAAATATGGCACTCAAATTGCCAGTACTTGGGCTAGTGGAGCAGGATCATTGGCATCATTAGGTACAGATCTTACTTCAGGAATAGGATCAAGTATAAATTCGTTGACTTCGGGAATAGGTTCAAGTATAGGTTCTTTAACTTCAGGGTTATCCAGTAGCTTGGGATCATTAACTTCGGGGTTATCCAGCAGCTTGGGATCATTGACATCTGGGATTGACAGTTTAGCAAAGGCATCGTTATCTAGTATTAATTTTAGTGACTTTTCGTTAAGTAGTTTGATTTCGCGAATTCAACCTGCTGCGGCCTTTAGTAATACTGTAAATCGTGCTACTGTCGACGCTGCGGTAGACCGTGTTATTGGTTCGCCACTTATTACTCCGCCTACTTATGAATTACCATCAATTAATAGTTTAGGTACAATGGCTGATATTTCATCCGCTAAAAATCTGTTATCTCAAGCGCAATCTATAGCGCAAGGAATAGGTAACAAGATAGTTAATATTTTATAGAATAAATACATATTATGGCAACCTTTATCGGATTTTCAACTGTTAATCAAAATAAGAATTTTGTTCTTGTTGATGATGCATTAATTAAACAAGATTTATTAAATGCATTTAACATTAGACAAGGTGAACTAGTAGGTCGGCCGGGATATGGTACGTTGTTATGGAATTATTTGTTTGAAAATCAAACTCCTCAGTTAGAAACTGCAATATATGAAGAAGTACAGCGTATAGTTGGAGGCGATCCCAGATTATATCTTAATAACGTATACATGTATCCACAACAAAATGGAATATTATTACAATTAGATTTGCAAACTGTTGCGACAACTGCATCTCAAATAATATCCATTTTCTTTAATGAATCTACAAGATCTGCAAGTTACGTCTAACTTAAACTACCCAGATTATTAATGACATAAATACTGTAACATTGGAATGACCATGGCGCAGACAACAAGACAAACCGTATTATTTGGTGTTGAAGATTGGAAAAGAATCTATCAAACCTACAGCGAAGGAGACTTTCAGTCTTACGACTTCGAAACCTTACGTAAGAGTTTTATAGATTATTTGCGACAATATTATCCAGAAACATTCAATGACTATATTGAATCTTCGGAATTTATAGCGTTATTAGATGTTATGGCTTTTATGGGCCAAGCATTGGCATTTCGAACAGATTTAAACACACGAGAAAATTATATTGATACGGCAGAACGACGAGATTCTGTTATTAAACTGGCCAATTTAGTTTCATATACTCCTCAAAGAAATACAGAAGCTAATGGATATCTTAAGGTATTTTCAGTTATGACTACTGAAAATGTAACAGATTATAATGGTATAGATTTAGCTAACATCACTGTTAACTGGGCTGATCCTAGTAATTTTGATTGGCAAGAACAGTTTACGGCAATTTTAAATGCCACTTTAGTCAATACACAATACGTAGGATCTCCTGGTAACGATCAAATAATATTAGGAGTAGATACCCAAGAATATACTATCAATTTAGTACCAGGTTATTTGCCAGTTATACCATATACATCTACTGTCAATGGAATTAATATGCCATTTGAAGTAGTCAATAGTACTTCTCTTGGTGAAACTTACATTTATGAGCCGCCACCATTGCCTGATGGACGATTTAATATTTTATTTCGTAATGATCAATTGGGATATCAGTCAGCTAATACTGGATTTTTCTTTTATTTTAAGCAAGGTGTATTACAAAATCAAGATTTTAATTTAATAGAACAAATTTCTAATCGTACCGTTAATGTAAACATTGAGGGAATCAATAATACTGATGTGTGGCTATATCAACTTGATAATGTAGGCAATGTACAAAAAATTTGGCAACAAGTGCCTTCGGTATATACCGCAGCAGTTGAGCAAATGACTTCAACATTGCGTAATGTTTATTCTGTAACCAGTAGAACTAACGATCAAATTACTTTAGTATTTGGCGATAATGTATTTGCTACAATTCCAGTTGGACAATTTCGAAATTATGTTCGCGCATCTAATGGATTACAATACATTATCAATCCAGAAGATATGCAATCTATACAAATACCGATTTCTTATGTCAGTCGTACTGGTACTATTGAAACTATTACATTTACGTGTGGTATAACTAGTCCAGTGACTAATGCAGCACCACGTGAAACCCTTACTCAAATTAAACAACGTGCTCCTGCTCGATATTATACACAAAATCGTATGGTTAATGGCGAAGATTATACAAATTTTCCATTCACAACTTATAATTCAATTATTAAGAGTGCAGCTCTTAATCGTAGTTCTATTGGAACTAGTCGATATTTAGATTTGGTAGATCCTACAGGTAAATATTCTTCTACTAACGTATTTGCCGATGACGGAGCTTTGTGGTATACAAACAATACGCCAGCATTTACCTTCACTTATCAAACAACAAATGATATCAATAATGTTATTTTAAATGACATTACGCCAATTTTATTACATTCAACATTTAAGCAATTTTATTACGCATATTTCCCACGTCCAAGTTTAATAGCACTAAATTATACATGGAATGAAAGTACAACTATTGTTAATGAAACCACTGGTTATTTTCAAAATAGCAGCGGAAATCCAGTACCAGTTGGTCCAACTGTTAGTAATAATGCTTTTTATATTGTCGAAACGTCATTAATTAAATTTGTACCACCTTCTGGATATTATTTCGATTCTAAAAATGAATTGCAACCAGGTGTACCGCAATCAGGCGAAGATCACATGTACATTTGGGCAAGTCCAACAGCGATTGTTGGGGATGGCACAAATGGTGGATTAGGAAATTTGTTGGATGGCACAGGTCCAGTGGTGTTAAATACCTATGTTCCTTCTGGAGCCATTCCAGTACAGGTTATTCCACTGTTATCCACTACTTTTAGCACAACTTTAAAAAATTCTATAGTCAATCAAATCTATTTAAAACAAAATTTTGGGCTTGGTTATGACAGTACAGGTACTATTACTGGCACCCCTTATACATGGTACCTAATAACATCAGCTAACCTTGCTATAAATTCAGCATGGAATCAAACATTTGCTGGTAACACATCAGGTGCTAATCTTGATGCTAGCTGGATGATACAAGCAACATATGATGGTGCACAGTATACGATAAAATCTAGAAGTCTTGACTATTATTTTGGTAGTGTATTAGAGGTTCGTTTCTTTTTTGACACAGCACAGTCAGTATACGATAGTCGTACTGGCACAGTTATTTCAGATTTTGCCAAAATTTTAAAATCAAATAGTCAGCCTAACAGCAATTTGCCTTTATTGTCAGATGTTACACTTAAAATTATTGGTCAACCAGTATTAAGTGATGGCTTAGTTGACGATTATCAAGTATTAGTTGGATATGAAGATTATAATAATAATGGTATTCCTGATGATCCTGATTTCTTTCAAGCAATAGTTGGAGTATCTCCATCAAGTACTGCGACTCCGCAACCATACGTGTATTTTCAATTAACAGTTGACTTTGATAACTTAGAACGTTATTTGTTACAGCCATCTGGTGTTGTAGTTGATAATTATGCTACTTTATCTGCAATACAAATGGTTAAAGAACAATATGCTACTGGACAAGTATTTTATGCTTATCAGGAAAATAATTTTTATACATTGATGTTGACTTTATCAGGCACAAGAACATTAAATTTATCAACAGGATGGATCGCACAGATTGGGCGACAGGATTTATATTTCCAATATCGACATAACTCTGGATTAACTAATCTTATTGATCCCGGTAGCACTAATATTATTGATTTGTATGTTGTGACTTTAGAATACTATACTGCGTATGTAGCATGGATTCAAGACACAACTAACACAATAGCACAGCCATTACCTCCGACTATTGATCAATTGACAACAAACTATGCAGGTTTACAAAATTATAAAATGATAAGTGATAATATGATTCTTAATAGCGTAGAATTTTTACCTCTTTTTGGTAGTAAAGCTCCGGAAGCATTACAAGCTACTATTAAAGTTATTCCAGCGGCTAATACTAATGCTAGTAATAATCAAATACAAAATCTTGTATTATCGACCATGAATGCATATTTCGATATTGCTAATTGGAATTTCGGAGATACATTTTACTTTTCTAGATTGGCGGCATACATACATGCACAAATAGGAACTTATGTAGCTTCGGTGGTGTTAGTTCCACTTAATACCCAAAAATCATTCGGTGATCTATACGAAATACAATGTGCGCCATATCAAATTTTTGTTAATGGCGCTACGATCAATAATATTGAAATTATTCAATCGTTAACTAGTACTAATTTACAAACCGCCCCTGGTAGTGGAGCAATTTAATGGCTGCAACAATTCGTTCTGTTGATTTTTTACCGGAAATTTTTCAAACTCCAGTAAACAAACAATTTTTATCAGCGACTCTTGATCAACTGATACAAGAACCACAGTATAAACAAACACAAGGATATATCGGAAGAAAAGTTGGGCCCGGTGTCAATCCCAATGATGGATATGTTGTTGAGCCAACCGCAGTACGTAATAATTACCAATTAGAACCTGGTGTAGTAAGTATTGACCCGCTTACAAAAAAAATTACTGATGCAATTACATATCCAGGAATACTTGATGCTATTAGTACACAAGGTGGTATAACTTCTCAAGCTGACAGATTATTTGAAAGTGAATATTATTCTTGGGATCCTTTTGTAGATTTTGACAAATATAATAATTATTCGCAGTATTATTGGTTACCTGATGGCCCAGATTTAGTTACTGTTGCACCGACGGCTATTCCAGTAGAAGAAACTTTTACAGTTAGCAGAATTAATGGGGCATATACCTTTACTGGGTACACTGGTAATAATCCTTCATTGACACTAGTTCGTAATGGCAGCTATAAGTTTGTTGTTGCACAAAATACAGTAGAAACTATACAATATCGAGTTAATAACAATGGAACCAGTAGCTGGATTATCGATTCTCAAAATAACCCAACACTAACGCTTATTCGCGGTAACACTTATGAATTTAATTTAGTACAAACGGGAAGTCATGCATTTTATATTAAGACTCAAGAAAGCTTTGGTACTACTAATTTATGGTCCGAAGGGGTAGTTAATAATGGGGGAACACAGGGTTTAGTTACTTTTACTGTTCCACAAGATGCTCCAGACACACTTTACTATTGTAATGATATAGAATTTAATTTACGTGGACAATTTGATATTGTTAGTGCTACTCCTGGCACTGGCCCTGATTTCTGGATTCAACTTGCGCCTGGGGCAGATGGTAAATTACCTTGGTCAAAAAACATTAGCAGTCGAGATATCTTGGGTGTATCTAATAACGGAACAGATCTCGGTACGGTATCATTTAGCGTGCCTAATTCTAATGCGCAAGATTTTTATTATTCATTACCATATATCGGATATCCAACATCTTCCACAGGAGAAGTAGATTTAATTTGTTCGTCTTTACAATTTAACCAAATTAATGGAGTATATGTTGATCAATTTTTAACAACTTATACAAATGGAATCGACGGAGTCACTGATCTTAACGGCAAAACATTAGTATTTACATCAAATCCAACAGATTTATCTACACAAATAAATTTATGGCAAATACAGTATATTCCAGACAACGTTGGTGCATTGTATATACAACTTAATAATATATTAACGATTCCTAACTCAACACAATTTATTATTACATCTGGTACAGAATACGTTAATACTCAGTGGTATAAAAGTTCAGCTGGGTATTTTACACAGATGCCATTACTCACAGCATCAGCATCCCAATTGTATTATCAAGATAGTGAAGATCCAACTATTTTTGGTACAATCAATTTAATTAACGAAAATACCAATTCCCCAGTCCCTCCGTTGGCAGTTAATGGCATTAGCGCATCAGGTACCGCAGTAACTTTACATTTTGATGACCAGACATCGGTACTATATTCAATCGGTGATACCATTATTGTATCTGGAGTTAATCCATCGAACTATAACGGTAATTATACGGTTTTATCTTGTACCACATCGTCAGTAACATATAATGGTACATATTCAGGAGCGTATGTCAGTGGAGGCGTGATAAATTCAATAAGCATTAATTCTTATATTAATGTTAATACGGATATTTTAGGAAATAAAAATTACACAAGTCCAAACGGCGTAATAT